TCAAACCAAAACATATAAAAAAATACAAAGGCGATCCCACAAACATCATTTATAGGTCACTATGGGAGAGAAAGTTTATGGAATATTGTGATCTTACAGAGAACATAAGTCAATGGCAATCAGAAGAGTTCTGGATACCTTACAAGAATCCTTTAGATAGAAAGATGCACAGATACTTTCCTGACTTTTTCATAAATTATACAGACTCAAATGGAAAAAAGAGATCTGTCGTGATAGAAGTGAAACCCAAGAAACAGTGTAAGGCTCCACCAAAGAACCCTAAAAGGAGAACTAAGGCATGGGCTCATGATGTTAAAAATTGGGTTATAAATGAAGCAAAATGGAAAGCAGCAGAACAATACTGTGCTGATAGAAAATATGAATTTAAAATCATGACGGAAGACGATTTAGGTATTTCACATGATCGCAGAAGATATTAAAGAATTAGCTGGTACTGGTAGAAGAACTAGTGCATGGTACGCCAATGCATTAGAGACGGCTCTTGCTGAAGTTCAAGATATGGATGCAGATACTATAGATACTGGTGGTATTACCATAGGGTCATTATTCTACTTCTCATATAGTGTAGCATATCCAGAAAAATACCCATTCTGGGATATCCAACCATTAGCGGTGGCACTAAGATTTGATGGTGATGGATTCTTGGGATGTAATTTACACTACATTAATCCAGATTATCGTGATGCAGTTGCAGAAAGCTTACTAAATAGCGGTGGCGGGTCTGTAGTACCCAAAAATAGCATACACAAATACCTGTTTTCTGGAATGGGTACTCTATATAAAGTTCCTGATGATGAAGATTGGGGTAGTATATCTTTACTCCCTACAGAAAGATTTATTAGTAAATCAGGTAGAGCATATCCTAAAAACAGAGCATTTAACTGGAGAAAATAACTCATGACTAACAGTGGATTCTATGTCGGAGGTTCAGCGATGTTTCCATCGCAGATACCAAATGAGTATAGAAACGATATAAAAACTGGAATTAGTGCTACACCTATTACTAATAGTATAGCTGGTGATGAGATAAATCCTATTGAGTATGAACAAATACAAAGAATAGATAAGAATTTAGATATACAAAATTTTCGTTTGTTCTATGATGCAGAGAATGGTTCGGCACAAGTTCTACCTGTAGATAGAAATGGTCAACTTATCCCAGAAGGAAAACCAATATATGCTAATGGTGTTTGGGATATAAATGAGATGAAATCTTTGGAGGGTCAGGGTTATGTTGAACCCTTCCTAAATGCAGAAGAAAGAGCAAGAATTGATGCTAGTATTAAAGAAGGCATAAGGAATAATATTAATGCTACAAATAATAGTGATAACCCAACTCCAGAGTGGTTGAAGAAAAATTCTTTAGATTATGAAGTAACTATTGGAGCAGTTGACAATGCAGTAAGTTTTGAAGAAGCATCATTCTACAGCAATGGTGAGAGTTATTCACATGCAAAGAGTAAGAATGGTATATTCAATATTGACAATGCTCAAGCGTTATCAAATTACAATCCAGCTAGATTTGGTGAAAACAAAGATTTAGCAAGAGACTTTGGTATCTTTAATAGATTCTTTAATCCTGATTTTGGAACATATCATAATATAAGTGATTACGATGATGATAATGATGTAATGTTCAGAAGAATTGTTAAGTATCCTATGGATATGGCAAACAACATGGATCATATGTTTATCCAATGTTACGGATACAACCCACCATATGCAGATGCTTTACACCATGAGAATAGAAGAAATACTACAGGGAAAGATTTAAAGAATAATATTGGATTCGGATTACAAAGATCGTCACCATTCAGAAAGAAACTAGGTGCTGGTATAAAACTACCCATGCCTAATAATATGATGGATCCTAACCCAAGAATGTGGGATGATGGCGAAATGAACGCTGGAGCAGCTACAGCGATGCAACAAACATCTACAAACCCATTAAGAGCAACTTTCACTTTAGATGGTTTCTTTCTTGGTGGTTTCAGAAGAAGAGCTGGGCAAACAATGGAAAGGATGCAGAGAGAAACAGGTAGAGCAGATATGATGGCAAATATGGTTAGTCAGTTATCTGCCAACATGGGATATGATATCCCACCAGAAACAGTTCTCTCTAGAAGTGTAGGTGTTGTTGCAAACGCAAATACAGAACTTTTATTTACTGGTGTTGCTCTAAGATCATTTGAATTTCAATGGACTATGAGTCCTAGAGATGAATTAGAAGCTGCAAATGTTAGAATGATCATTCGAGCTTTTAAACAATGGTCTGCTCCTAGAAAACTCAAAAAAATGGAAAGTGGATCAGAAGATAATGGTCTTGCTGGAGGCCCTTCATACTTCTTAGGCACACCTAATATTTTCCGACTTAGATATGTGACTAGAGATAAAAAAGACATCATGGGAGTAAATAAATTTAAACCTTGTGCTCTGACAGATATTAGTGTCAACTATACTCCAGAGGGTCAATGGATGGCATATGATAATGGTATGCCAATTTCATTGACTATGACACTTAGATTCAATGAACTTGAACCTATATACAACACAGACTATGGAGATAAGGTCGCTCAGGGTAGACGATACGATGGAACTGATGAAGGTTTAGGAGATCTCTTCCCAATTAGCATCATCAAAGAAAATAATCCATACAATGCGGAGATAGGATACTAATGGCTTCATATTTTTCTTACTTTCCAGAAATGGAATATGTTTCTAGAACTACAGACAGGAGTTCTAGTGATGAAACTATCAGAGTAAAAAACATATTTAAGAGACCGAAACTTCGTAATGATTTTGCGAATGTCGCTACGGCATTTAGTGATTATATGATTGTTGGAGATGAAAGACCAGAACAAACAGCAGAAGCAGTATATGGAGATCCTCGGTATGATTGGGTTATATTAACAACAAATAATATTACTAACTATCGTGATCAATGGCCATTAAATTCTGTTGACTTTCAAAACTACATTATAGAAAAATATGGCAGTGAAGAGGCATTAACAAATGTACATCACTATAATACTGAATTGTTTATGGATCAAAGAGGGAGATTAATAGTTCCAGAGGGACTAAGAGTAGATTCTAATTTTGATTCCAGATACTTGGATGAAGTTCTTCAAACTGAGATTACAATGGCTGGAGAAACTCTTAATCCAATAACATCAGTAGATGGTGTAGGTGTAGTTAAGGATGCAGATGGCAACCAAGTATTAAGTAGTAATGTATTTCCAGTAACTAACTATCAATATGAAGTAAATGAGAATGATGCAAAGAGAAGAATAAGAGTATTAAAATCAGATTACTTAGACATATATCTTGCTGACATGAGGAGAATTATGAAGTATAAAAAATCTAGTGATTATCTCACCAAGAGGTTGAAAAAAGTATATAATCCAAGACTTAGTGGGGCATAAAAAAAGGGGTCGTAAGACCCCTTTCTTATTGTTTACTCTTCTGCGAGTTTTTGAAAATAACTCAGTGCGTCATCTTCTTCTTCCGTAGTCTCCTCTACAGCAGCAACTGGTTCTGGTGTAGGAGAAAGACCTTCACTTAAATCTTCAAGATCCTCAGTGTCCATCTTAGGTGTAACAACTGCCTTTCTTGCAAGAACAGAATCCAAACGTGCTTTGAGTTCTTCATATGACTTGAACTGATCAGCAGCAGTGAACTCAGTTAGATCATAGATCTTATCGTAAATTGCTTCTAGTGCAGTATCGTCATCTAAAAGTGCTTCTGTCTTACCAAACTCTGAACTATCGTAGTTCCAGAATCCAGCGACCTGTTTAATTTTCAACTTGAAATTAGCACCTTTCCAAAAATCAAATGGATTGATTGGTTCTTCATCTTCAAACTCAGGTTGCATTGCAGCAGTGATCTTATCAAAGATCTTCTTACCAAACTTATAAAGTTTGACTTGTCCTTCGTTCTCAGGATTTGCAGAATCTTTTACGATATAAACGTTTGCATAGTAGGAAAGCTTACGCTTTTGTTTACGAGCAATGTCTTTATCAGATTCACG